AGTTTGAGACTCCTTTACGTAGGCCCCGCACCTGCCGAAGACCGGGAGTCGCTGTACTGGCTGAACCTTCTCGAGATTCCGCCGAACCGGATGGACGGCGAGGAACCGGATCCAACGCGCCTGACGGTGACGATGCGGACACAGATGAAGTTGATCTACCGGCCGGCTGCTTTGAAAGCAGGGGCAGGGCAGGCCGCGGCAAAGCTCAGATTCCGGCTGGAAGGCGGGCATCTGTTTGCGGCCAATACGACGCCTTACTACATAACCGTTTCAGGGATCACGCTCTGCGGTGGCCAGCCAGCTGCAGTGGCCAACGAAGGCTTGTTGGCGCCGCAATCGGACATGCGCATCACTGATTCCGCACCTGCGTGCGTGCAGCAAGACCCGTCGCTTCAGTTCACCTGGATCGATGATGAGGGCAACAACCAGGCTGGCCAGGCAACGTTGTTGGCAAAGTAAGTGTCTGCGATTGCTTCTTGAATGCAGGCACGAGTTGCAGAAAGCCGATTAGACCGGGGATTGCTGCCAGCGGCGTAGTTAAAGGGCATATCGGCCTATTTAAGTGACGCAACACTAAAATAAGCGGCGATCGGCAAGGCACGTCGTGGGCCGGCACGGCCAGTGCTTGAACAGCTGCGCGCGCCCCGCAAAATCCAGCTGCCTTGGAGCTGTGGCCGCCGCTCTGTGTTGCTGTAGCTGACGCGGAACGATTGCAGCCACCTGGGCCCAAACCATCCGGGTCCAGGCTTCGTTGACCAACAGGATCAAGCCAGGCAGATGAACCCGGCCAGATAGATGCCGGTACGAGAACAAGCCGTGAAGTCGATCTGCGGGACAGACTTAGGGGCAGCTGCACCGAAGCCGTCAGCCGAACGGCATAGCTCATAGATAGACAGCGCCAAGCCATTGAAGGGTTCTGAGCCAAGCCAGCAAGACGAATCGCAGTTGAGACCTCAGCTGGAACTGGACAAATCTGAGAGCTGGGCTGGGGTTGAGTGCTGCAGATCTCGCGGAAAGCCCACCACGGCCATTCCGTGCTTTACATAATATACATAATGCCGAGCATCGCGGCGGACGCAAGTCGTGTAAGCATATGATTCCAAAGCCGAACTTCTGCCTTTGATGAGGCTTGTTCCGCACGCACTCTAATAGCTTCGGACGGGTCGGATTTTGACAATTCGATCAAAGTGGCAAGGTGCTCATCAGTGATTTTCCCGCCCTTTCTCCACACCGAAACGGAGTTACGGGCCACCTTCATTTTCTCGGCCAGCGCCATATCTGAGTCGCGGTCGCATGCCTTACGTGCTGCGTCGATAAGCCGGTTGATCGTTTGCATGTCCTACACCGTTTGACAGGGACGTCCTATGTGATGTTACATCCCCGCCGTGTCCTATGCCGTAGGACACCCCGCCCCCTGTACCCGCAGGGGGTCGGGACATGGGTAGGGGAGGGGGACTGGCATGCATATCGCGATGGGGTTGTTGGCGCTTACAGCGCTGTCCTGTTTGGCATTGGGTGTTCTTCGCCTAGTTCACTGGATTCTTGATCGCCGCGATGACCGAACTGATGCAGACCATCGCGCTGCGAGCCTCGTTGCTGAGGCGCGCGAAGAGGTGAGCCGGTGATCTTCCTCATCCCATTGGCGGTACTCGCCGCTTTCTACTACGTGCGGTGGGTGAGTCGTGACTGATATCGAACTCTGCTTCGCCCTCGCGGCTCTTTTCGCCTTCTACGTTTGCATCTTCCGGGACGATTCCGGTGATCGCTAGTCAACGGGAATGCCGCCCCGACTACGCAGCTGCACACATAGCGGCTGCAAAAGTCGCTGCCGGCATTGAAGGGTTCATCTACTACGGCACGTTCTGCACCGTTTGCTGTGCGCCTCGCGAGGTTGAGAGCGGCATCTGCGACGGCTGCGGCACGCGCTTGCGTTCGATTCGTGCTGCTCGCAAGAACGCCCAGGCATTCGCTGATTTCGATAAGAGCATCGGCGACATGCAGGCGTCGTCGCGTCGCACGGAAATGGCCTCAGAACAGCTGCAAAAGGCCAAGCGTGCGTCTGGTGCTTCTGCCCAATCGTTCCTCGCTGCGCGTCCGTCCACGTTGACCCCTGAGGGCCAGCGCGAAGCGCTGGCCCTTGGGCTTGTCCATTACAAAACAAGTGACACGCGGAACTCGACCGGCCTGCTCACTATCGAGATTGATCCGCTCCAAGCGCGGGCCAATCGTTTGAAAAAATCTGTCATCACTTCGGCTCGCCTCCATGACCAAGAAGCAAAAGCTGGTTCATTTCGAGGAGCGTGGTACTTCCTCACCCTTACCTACCGAGACGGAAGCGATAGCAGCCCTCGTCACATTAGCGACCTACTTAAACGCATGCGGGGGCACTTCAATCGAACTCGCGCACGGCGATCACGGTGGCAAGGTCAGAGCTTCCGTTACGTCTGGGTGGGCGAACTCACCCAACGACTCAGGCCGCACTATCACGTAATGGTTTGGGTGCCGACCGGCATGTGGTACGGCCAAGTCGATCACCGTGGATGGTGGCCGCATGGCAGCAGCAATATTGAAAAGGCGCGTAACTGCGTTGGTTACCTCGCCAAGTACGCGAGCAAGTTCACCTCCGTTACAGCTGGAGCTTTTCCCAAGGGATTCCGCACACACGGATGCGGTGGCCTTGGCAACGAATCAAAGCGCGAACTGCGTTGGTGGAAAGCAGCAAAAGAAGCACGCGAAGTCCTCGGCGAAGCCGCGGATATCCGCAAAACGAAAGGTGGTTGGTTCGACAGGCTTACAGGGGAGTTCTGGCCGTCCCCGTGGAAAGTCACTTTCATTTTCGGCCGGACAATAGCTTGGAAGGAAATCCCTCTATGAAGGTTCAGATCATCAGTACCGAGACGTCGTCGCGCTCTTTCCCTGCGAAGGAGGGGAGGGCAGCGATCACGTTCAAGGAACAGAAGGCAGCTGTGCTGCGCAATGGCGACTTCCCGCTGCCCTTCAAGTTCAGCCTGGACGAAGATCAGCCGCCGTACCCGGTTGGTGAATATGAGCTTTGCCCGACCTCGCTGGAGTCCGGCCAGTACGGCGGTCTTGAGTTCGGGCGCCGGATCATCTTGATCCCGGTGGTGGCAAACCCGCTGGCCGATCAGAAGGGCGGCAAGCCTGCCGCAGCTAGCGCCTGATGCGCCCGCTTGAGTTCTGGGCATTTGCCCTGTTCTGCGCGGTGATGCTCATCACCTCGACCGGTGCATTGGGCATGGTGTTCTTGATCGGTGCTTACGTGGCTGCGCTGTGCGCACTGCTCGCATCGTTCAAGCAGTTCAAGCGTGATCAGTTGGTAGGAAAGGTCGCGCAATGAAGGTCCTCGCCTGCATCGAATACGACACGCAAACATCGTCGTGCACGGTGCAGGCGTGGGTTGAACAGCCGTCATTTTTACCGGCGATGACGGCGGCGGATGGTCTCTATGTTTCCGGGTTGTTTATTTCAATCGCGGTCACTGCATGGGGCTTTCGCTTCTTAGCCCGGTATCTATCACCAAAGACCTAGGAGGTCGTTATGGAAATCAAGTCGCTGGGTAATCCGGCCGCTCCCGCACCGCGTGTTTCGGGTGCAAAGAAGTTCCTCGTTGGCTCCGCGCTGGCGATGGTTGCCGGTACGTCGTTTGCGCAGGGTGTCGATGTGTCCGCTGCTACTGACGGCTTCACCCAGGTCGCCACGGCGGTGACCACCATCGGCCCGCTGATGCTCAGCGCGGTTGGTGCGGGCATCGTGTTCAAGTGGGTGCTTGCGTTCCTGATCTAAGCCGCTCTGTTGTGGCGGTGCGTTGATGCGGGGGCGGGCAACTGCCCCCGTTTTTCTTCATACAGGAGGCTTGCTGATGTGGACTGACTATGTGGGGTGGCTGATTGTTTCAGCAACTTATATGGCGCTTTCGATCATGTTCAGGGGCTGAGCATGGGCACAAAATTTTCGCGTCGTTCGCTGCTCGCGCTGTTTTTAGGATCAGTTGCGCTCGCATGCTCATTCGTTGCAAGTGCCGCCAATTACCCTGATCAGGGGGCAGCATTCGCAGCTTGCAAGTCGATGATGGCGGCCCAGCTTGCAAAAGAGCCTCAATATCCTGTCATTGCGGGCAGTTGTTCTACGATTGATGTTACCAGCCCGACAATGTCGTCTTATTACTGCAAGAACTCGCGTGGTTCTCCTTGCAATGGGACGCAGGCGTACTACTTCCCTACTGCTAACAACTGCTCAACACGCTCTGCCTTAGGCTCGGGCGTTGTTGGTGGCACTGGCGCGTTCGACGGCAAATCCACTTGCGATAATGGCTGCAAGTTTTCCGGCGGATCAAATCAAGGTCTCACCATTGAGATGGGCGGTAAGACATGGGCACTTACCGATGGCATGACGCCTACAGGTGGAACTTGCACCGCTGGTGAAGTTGGTACGCCAACAGCTGTTGAAGATGACGACTGTGTCCCGCAAGGAACGCTTACTCAGTGCGTCAAGCCTGATGGTCGTGTTTGCACCAAAGCATCTACTGGCAAGATGTTTTGCTATGGCACATCAGAGAACGGTGCTAAGTCATCGGGCAATGAGGCAACTGTAATTACCCCTGATGGCGTCGAAGCAAAGCCGCCGACTACACCGCCTGCCAATGGTGGCGAATGGGTCAAAGCGGGGCAGGGGAGCATTACGACGACGAAAGACGGTGTGACCACTACCAAGAACGTCACTACCTACGTTTCCAACTACGGCACCCAAGGCACGAACAGTGGTGCTGAGGGTGACAAGGACAAGGGCGATAAAGACGCTCCAACAGCATCTACGGGGGCCGGTTGTGAAATGGCTTCTTTCCAGTGCTCTGATATGTCGAGCGTTGAATGTAACCAGCTAATTCAGACCTTCTATGCCCGCTGTCGTGGCAAGCAGATCAACGGTGGTGCGAACTGCGATGCACCACCAACCTGCGAAGGCAATAGCACTGATTGCTTCATCGGCCAGCAGCTGTGGAAGTTCCGCTGCGACGGTAAGGAAGCCACGGACAGCGACGGAACTTCACTCAGTACGTTTGATGCCCAGGTCAACAGTGAAGGCGAAGGAACTGATGAACCTGATGCCGCCCATATGCCTATGGGCAACGGCAACACTGCCGACATGGGAATTTGGGAGGAAAAGACAGTGGGCGGCGCTGAGGATCTCGGCAAACTCAATGCTTCGGGCTTCCTCGGTGGATCTGGTTCTTGTCCTCAGCTACCTACGGTCAACGTGGGCGGCGGGAGCTTGAAGTTCAATTTGAATCCAATCTGCGATCTGCTACGGAACGTCGGAATCATGGTGATGGCGCTCGCCTACTGGCTGGCCTATCGAATCATTGCCAAAGTGAAAAAGTAAGGCGCGGCGCGCAGAAAGGCTGACAAGCCGTGCGCGCCCGCCTATCGGAGAACCTATGAACTTTTTGATGTCTATCTTTAGCTGGATCCGTCGCATCGGCCCTTTGGTTCGCAAGATATTTTCAGCGGTCAAGGGTTCGCGGTTTGGTAAGTGGATCATTTTTTACCTGTTCTATTACATGGGCGGGCTGATCGAGAAATTCCTCAAGGTCTTGGGAATTTCTTTCATCGTGAACAAGTTCGTGACGCCGGAGTTCACTTCGTGGTTTGCAGGAAAGTTTGTTGGTCTTGATCCAATGTGGGTGAGCTTCATCAAGATCGTTCAATTGGACTCCGCCATTACGGTGATCCTATCTGCGATGGCGATTGCTGCTGTCGATCAGGTTGCCGTCAAGCGTCGTTCTGATGATTTGAATACGCCGCTATGAAAAAGCCGATTATTTCTGCACCCCTCAACGTCATCACAGGCACGCTGGGTGCTGGCAAAACACTGTTTGCTGTCGAGCAGGCAGATTTGCTGGTTAAGACGGGGCAAGCTTCTGTTGTCTATCAGCTCGGCATCAATGAGCCTGACACGCGCAAGCTCCCGGCGTTGCCTTTTCCGATTGAAGAATGGGCAGTTCGGGCGGATCGTGGCGAGCTCAAGAACGCCGTCATCATCGTCGATGAGTTCCATAAGTGGATGCCGGCCCGGGGACCAGGTCGGCCACCAAAGTGGATTGAGGAAATGGCGGAGTCCCGGCGACGGGACGTTCGTTGGATCTTGCTCACGCAGTCGGGTGACTTTGATCACTTCCTCAAGGGCACACGACTCAACAAGCATTTCCATCTTTCGCGTAAGGGTTACTTGAATCGTTCGACCATTCTTGAGTGGTCGGAGCGGTTCGTTAACAACCCGGCAGATAACAAGGATGCGCGAAAGGAGGCCATTCTCACGAACTGGTGGCATCCAAAGCAGTACTACGACTGGTATGTGTCAGCGGCGGCTCACCGGTTCAAAATTCGGCTTCCGATGCGGATCTGGGCCGCTTTGGTGTTGATACCGGCAATCGGCTACTTCGTTATCAATGGCGCCAAATTCATGGGTGGTGTTGTGTCTGGTCAAGGGCTGGCGGCTATTGCCCCCGCCAAGGCTTCTCCCGGCTCTGCTGACGCTGCCATGATGGAAATGGAGGGTAGGGGCGGGGCAAGGGGCGAGGGTGGTCCTAGCGATGGTGGGGCTGTTATTCGGGCCACTTCCAACCCCGGTGAGTACCTGACGCAGTTCGAACCGATCATTGCCCAGATGCCGTGGTCTGCTCCGATCTATCAGGGTCGCGAAGTCGTCGCACAGCCTGAGATCTACTGCATGTCGGTTGGTCACGATGGATCTGATGGATGCCACTGTTACAGCGAGCAAGGAACCAAGCTCACGCGTGTTCCGGTGGGGATTTGCCGCGTTGTTGCCCGTGAGGGTGTCTATAACCCGTATCGATCACCAGTGATGCCAGGGCAAGCACAACACGCATCGTCTGATGCTGCTGGCCCAACCTCGGCTGTTTCTGGTCCTTCCGTATTCGCCTTACCGCACCCCGACGAACCGGCGCTCGGTACATTCCCGGAGAACGCGCCATACACGTCTGAAACCTACACCGGCCCAACATCTCGACGCATGTAAATTGCTGACTTTGGTTGCTGTACGCTTCCTCCATCTTTTAGGGGGAGATTGCGGTGCACGAATCTGTGTCCGCCATTGCGCGCAATTTTTCAAATCTTGCCATCCTGATCTTGATATCAGGCGCAATTGCACTGCTTGTAGGTCTCTTGGCCGGGACTATGCCGCGCAGACGCAGGAAGGCGCTGGTGAACGTTGTTTTCGTGGTGGCTATGGTTGTTGGGGCAATTCTCGTATTTCCGTGACACGTCACTAATTTTGCGTGTAGGGGCGGAGCCCCTACGGTGACGCTCCACGCTTCATGCGCGTGCAGAACGCCTCAGCGATGGCAGTAGCGGGACCACTGGGCATGGCTCCGCTGATCGACGGATTGCCCCCTTAGAGACCCGCTTTTCCAGATCGAGAAGACGTCGGTATTCCTGCGCAAGTTGCGCAGTTAGGCTGATCCAAGCCAGATCCTCAGGCAGAAGCCGTCGTCCTTCGGGGGTGACAAGCGCGTAGTTCTCAAACGAAAAACCGGCCCAAGGGCCGGTCAACTTCCTGTTCTTCATTGCCGCTCCAGGTCACGCAGGTTGCGTGGAATCGAAATCGTGCCGGAATCGGCAATGCTTGAGCCGCTCAGGATTTAACATAATATACATTATGCGAAATGGCTTATCGCAGGATCAGCTGGATCTGGCTCTGGATCTCTTCTCACCTACCATCCAGGCCTCCTAAGGATTCGGGGGAAATTGAGGCATGAAGCATGACCCGCACGAACGTATCGAACTGACCGGCCCTTGGGCCGGTTTCGGTTTTCAGGCCGGACATATGTGGACGCCGGAGGGCCACACGCTCTATCCAGAAGACATGCTCTGGTGGTCGCTGACCTGCAACATTGCTCGGGAATGGCGCTTGATGATGGAAGCAAGCCGATCTGGTGGCCACCTGGTCGAAGACTCTGGAAACCGTTGCAGCACAAGCGATTCCAAAGTGGTCTTGCTGCAGGACGTGCTCCGGCGCCGTAAAGAGCGGTCTGCAGGAGGCAGCGATGCGAGGTTCGCCGACCGGGCTACAGTGGTCCGGGCCACCCGAGGGCCTTCCCGACACCGGCGCGTATGAAACGCCAACGTAGGGGCCCTGCCCCTACACCCCGGCTACAATCCGGGCAGGAAGAAATCAGGGGGATTCCATGGAAAAGGCAGGATGGCAGGTTGTTGCCTCTATCGCTGGGATGCTGGCGATCGCGGGCGCATTCGGAACCTATGCCAACAAGAAAGCAGCAGAGCAAACGCTGGTGGATCTCAAAGCGGCCCAAGCGGCAAACAAAGAGACCATTACCGTGCACGAGATCCATCAGGCCGACTGCAAGCCTTACGTCGAACCAGAAAACAGCATTGGCATGAAACCGTGGCCTGCAGGCGCAGAATGCAAAGGTGGCGTACTGCTAATGCGAACAGCCAACGGCTGGGAATCCATCATCGCCAACGGCACATCCATTCCTTGCCGACCCTAATTTAGTGATTAGTCACGAAAGTAGGGCGAGCAAGCCGATATGGACCACGTAGTAGCCGTAGAACGCCCAGCGAGTGCGCGGCAACCTTAGATCGACCTGCCCCAGCGCCATCACAGATAGCGCAAGCAATGCCCAGGCATTGCCGTTGAAGAAGCACAGCGGCGCGAACGCAGCCGCTCCGAGCCAGAAGTGGCTATCAACGCGCTTCGTTGAGAAAAGCCACCACCACACGACCACCAGCACGACGCCAGACCACTGGTAGTCCACCAACAGAGGTGCCGGACCAGCCAACAGCAGCAGCAGCCACCAGCGTCGATTCTGGACACACCAGACGCACGCAGCGGCGAGCGCGAAGCTCAACAGCACGTTTGCTGGCAGGATGAGGTCGAAGGCCCACGCGTACACCGGGTACGCCACAATCCCCCACAGCGTCAGCCGCTTGATCGACTTGGCCAAGTCAGCGCCGGGCTGCGCAAGGTTGTAAGCCATGACCAAGGCGAACACAGGGAACGCAATGCGGCCAAGCTCGCTGACCACTGGAACGTAGCCGCCATAAAGAAGCTTGGCAGCATGGTCACCGGTCATCAGCACCACGGCCAACCATTTGAGAAATTCGCGTCCGCCGCTGGTCATAGGTCAATACTCGTCGGCGGTGTCACGGTAGATGTGGTGTAGCTCGGTGACTCAGGGAAGGTGCCTTGGGTTCGTTTGCCACGCTGAATCACTACGCCGCTTTCACGCGACCCTGCAATGTCCCGCACTGCCCGCTCCTGCAATTGCAAGCCATCCATAACGTTCTGCTCGCGAACATTCCTGTAGGGCTCGTATTGGCCGCGCCGAGCGACAAAGCGGCAGGTAGCTTCGTCCAGGTCGTAGTTGGTGCCCTGCTCCGTCATGCATGTGCACGAGAAGCCCATTGCCTCTCCATTACCCCCCTGCCCCGGCTGCGACGACATGCAAAATAGCCGCGGCGGATCTGCCGGCAGGCTGAGCTTGTCGTCGTAGGCTGGTGCACTCCACGGTTGCGATGAAAGTCGCGGGATATAGCGCGTTGCATATTCGGCAGCGGACAGTGGTTTTTCTGCTGGCGCGGGGCCGCTCGCCGTCGCTGACGCTCCGTCGCGCTGCCCCGCTTGCTTGGAAACCATATCGCTGGCGGGAATGTCAGCGCCTCCCATCCGCTCACCCATCGAACCGAAGGTGTAGTACATCAGGAACGCAGCAAGCGCGAGCATGATCGGCAGGGCAATGTAGTACCACGGAATTTTGCGCTCAGTCGTATCCATCTCGGTGGACTGATACGTGCCCATTGGGCGCTTGGGCAATGTGCGTCGGCGGACAACAAGCGGCGTTGCTTTCTCGGGCCGGGATTCGAACTTGTCGAACTCGCGCAGATGCACAAACTTAGTTCCGAAGCGACGACGCACATGCACGTGCCGCTCGATCAAATCGTGTACGAACTGATCGCACTGCTTATCAGGCGATTGGCTGACAAAGATGAAATCAAGCCCGCGATGCCGGTGCTTTGCCAGCTGCTCGACGTGCTGCGGAACCTTTGAACCGGGTGGCCGCTTCGGAAGCATGTCGTGCTCATATGCCTCATCCACAAGCGCAACAGCGCCGTCAGGTAAGAAATTGGGCCAATCGCGGAACTGCTCCGGCGTCATTTCGAGTACGCCTGTTTTGGAGTAGTCGAACTGGCGGATATTGCACGCGTAGACGATCCGTCCCTGGTCCTTGAACTCTAGAAGCTTCTCGATAGCATGCAGCGTCTTACCGTGCCCAGGTTGACCGGTGAACCAGTAAATCATGAACCACCTCCGGCCAAGCTATCTGCAATCGACTTGGGAACGATGAACACCTTCCACGCCATGCGAACCGTCAAAGCCGAGAGAATCATAGAGATGGCGGTGCCGACACCCAGATAACCAAGAATCTGCATTGCAGCCGGGGGAATACCCGTCATGTATTGCAGAATCAGAGCCTTCAAGTTAGGAAGCACCGCTTCAAAGGTCACTGCTGTAAGGCCAAACGTAGCAAGACCTTTGCCGACGATGCCCGCTGCCAGTTCTTTAGTTTTGCCGAGCAAATGGCCAACGCCATCCTTGATCCAATCCGTAACCATTCCCATCAAATCACCCCGCCCATAAGAATTTTCAACGCCACGAAAGCGCCGAACATCAGCACAAGAGCACGCAGAATTGCCATTGCCTGACACCAGTAAGGAAAATCATTGGAGATAGAAAATCCCATGATTTGAAACGAAGGAGGTTCCGGGCAAGAACCAGAACCAAAGATGTTTTCTTTGTTGAGCCTGTCGGTCGAGACGCCGATTCCGAAGCGCTTAGCACCGTCAACATCAGCCTTACCGTCGCCGGGATCAGATACGTTGCCGGTTCCTTCCAGAACATCTGCAACGCCGTTCTTGTTGGCGTCACCGACAGGCCCTGCCGTTTCCCCAGTCTTACCAGCGAGCTTTTCAACAGCACACGAGGTGCGCCATTGCTGCATCAGCTGCGCATACTCCATTGCATTACAGCCCTTGCCGGTGCAGATAGGAACAGCATCACAGGTACCGCCGTTGATGTTGACCTGTCGGCGCGTATTGCAATCAATGCGCCATTGGATTTTCACTTGCATGCAGGCAATTGCATTGCCACTACAGCTGGGAGGTGAGTCACAACTATCACCACCTGACGCAGAATCCTTATTTGGGTCCTGATCGCCTTCTTCCTCATCAGGTTTACCGTCGTTATTGGCATCCTTCTTACAGGTGCCATCTTTGCCTCGAGCCTCACCAGAAGCACACTGACCATCACCTGGCAGACACTGACCAGTCGGAGATTTGACGTTTCCTGCCGGGCATTCGTTCTCAGCAGGTTTGCAGTAGAGAGAGCCTTGTTGAACCGCACCAGGTGTTGTGCCTTGAACGGAGATCATGCCATCGGGGCATTTACCGTCTGGAACACACTGCCCGTCCTGCTTCTTCTGCCCAGCCGGGCAAGGCTTATCGACGGGCTCGCACACACCCATGTACCCGTTCCAATAGCTGCCTGCGGGGCAGTTCTTCTTCAGCTCATCGTCGGTACAAACAGAACCTGTAGTGCTGACTGTAGAAGTCTCATCGGCATTCTGTGAGTACTTCACGGTGCAACCAAGATTACAGCCCGTCGAACCGCTAACAGGTAGAAAGCTCGTGGTCTTTGAAGGAGTCTTTGCGCAGGAATCAGCAGTACGAAAGTAATAGCCCTTAACACCGCGACAGCCATAGCCACCGGAAGCGGTAACCAAGCAAAAGTAATTCGAAACTGTAGCGCTGTAGACCTCAACAGTCTGGCAGCTGCCGCTGCGGATCCCGGCACCGGGCTCATTCTGCCGTTGCCATTGCAGGTTAGCCATGCAGGCCGAATAGGCAGCGCCTTGGCTGTCATACATTGGTGACTGCGCCCTAGCAGTGCCAACACCTGCCCAGGCGCACAGCGCCGCTACAACGACATAAGCAATACGCCGTGCAATGGCACTGGTGAAGATACGCCCGACGTTCATCACACGCCCTCAAACGCCAGCCAGCATGCGCCGCAGATCCCGATAATCACGAAGTAGCCCATATACCCCTCCAGAAATAGAAAAGGGGCGCACCGCGATGGTGGCCCCTGCCCTGCCCCGGCCCGCCCGATCAGCGAGCCTTCTTGACGTAACCCCACACGATCAGGGCACCGAGGATGATCGCGACTGCGCCGATGATCAGCATGACGTCTGCCTTACCACCAGCCAGCTCACCGGCAATGGAGGCACCCGGACTACCGCCACCCGAGGCCAAAGCGGCACCGGAAGCCACCAGCGAGGTTGCACCGGCACTGACCTGGGCCCAGCGCGAGCCGACGAAGCGACGAACAGTATTGAAACGATTCTTCATAGCCATTCCTTTCATGGTTAATAGACCCCTAGACGCGCAGCCCTGAAAACGAGCTTTGCTTTAACCCCGACCGCCCACAATGCGACGATTGCAAATGCGACCATGGTTCCATCAGCCAACGAGAGGGGAGGCAAAATTGGCTGGTGGTACGGCATCCAAACCGGAGCCGTGCACGTGCCGTCTTGCTGCACGTTCTCAGCAGCGCATCCGACGACGTACAGGGTTTCCTGCTCGGACATTGGTTAGGCCGCCCTGGGCTGCGGCTGCTGCGGCTTAGCAGCGGTGGACGGATCGACCAGCGTCATGCGGCGAGCAAGCTCGATGCCGAAGCGACCCGGCACCAGGTCTTTGACAACGTCCCATTCCTTGACCGATCCCACCTGATAGCCCTTGTCGAGGCCATCAACCTCGACTTCAACTTGGATGCGCATTTCTTCGGTCTCCAACGTCGCCTGCTGGCTGTAGATAGCTTTCTGCATGCCCTTCGAGGTCGTGACGTGACGGGTCTGCACTACGGACTTGATCGTGATCTTCGGAGCGTTCATGTGTTTTCTCTCTTGGTTGATTGGTTGGCTTCGTTTGGCATTGCGACAAAATTCGGGCGGTACTGTGGGGTCAAGCTATGTCCCCCCTTACCCCCCACGGAGGCGATGGAGAAAGCAGCTTGTTGACCCGTTGCGCGATGCTTGCATCAGTCCGCCCGGTGATCCGGTGTTACTGGTTCGGCTGGATCAGGCCGTCTTGCTCTGGTCGGCGGGTGTAGTCGATTCCTGGTGGCTGCCATGCCCCAAAGTTCTTGCTGAAATCGACTGTCCCGCCCTTTGTTACGTACTTCGACACGTAGCCGGTGATGTCCAGCTGGCTACGCGGTGCTTCGATGCGATTGCGTCCAAATTCCCGGTACCAGAACTCGTGCCATTCGTAGCGCGACATGAGTCGGTTGATATCGTCAGTTGCAGTTGCTGTGACAGCGTGGAAGTGCAAACGCCCGTCGCGGTGGAACTCTTGACCGCGTGCCCACTGGATGCCGCCATGCCAACGCGTGGACCACTTGGGGCCGTAGATTTCGCGATTAATGCAGCTGACGAAGTAGCGGAAGGCTTTATCAGCCGCTTCTTCGTGCATACCGCCGTTACGACCTGTTTTGCTGACGCGGAACGTGAGTGTCCAGAACTGTTGCCACGGGATGCGCTGTAGTAGCTCGGCATATCCGGCTGCTTGGTGATCAACAGACCGCATGACGTGCAGCAGGTCAGTCGAGCATCCGACGCTTGGAGTTTCTGAAAGCTTCCCCCGCACTGATAGCAGGGGCTGTTCGGGAAGTGAGCGTTCATGGTCCATCGCCCTGCCCCGCTGAGCCGATCCACCTGATTCGTTCCTCAATCAGTCGGTCGAACTCGCGGCGCGCTTCTTCGGTCTTTGCTTTCTTCTTGGCTTCGATCAGTTCAAACAGCTTCATTGCAAGCCGCCTTTCAGCACGTTGCGCGCAGCGCGACATTCGTCCAGGTGCTCCTGCGAAACGCGCCTAATGCTCAGCCAGAGCTGCCGCTGTTTCGGCGTCAATTTGATCGGGAACAGGTCAGCGCCATTTGCTGAGGAAAGCACGCCATCTGCGTGGTTCAGCGCAATGCGTGCGCCGCGTTCGGTGTCGGAAGTGCGGCTCATCGACGGGACTCCCGGATAGCACGAAGACGGCGACGACGACCGTGCAAACGCAGACGATCAAGCCAGTACTGCCAGTCTGTAGTGGCAATCACCCACACCACTGGAACCAGCAAGAACAGCTGCGCCAACAAGCGCGTGAACATCCGCCATTCCGCATTGCTGATGACATAGCAAGCTGCATCAGCCACGGCGCACCTCGGCTGCTGCCTGGGCGACGAACTGCTGATCGCGTATGTGGCGAGTGCGCGCAGTGGTGCGAAGTTTCAGGAAGGCATCGGCCGCGCCGATGAGCCCGCAGATAACCGCCATCGCGGCGGCCAGTAGAACCAGTGAAATGATTGTTGGCATTACCCCAACTCCCCTGCCCTAGTGCCCTAGAACCCGCTCACCCCGTCTAGGGCGGCGGGGGGCGGGTGTCCTCAGCCTGAGGACCAAACACGTTGTACTCTGGGTGAGGACTAAGGTCAACAGGGTGAGGACTAATGGACGTCAATTTTTTGCTGGATCGCTGCAAAGAAGAATCTGGGGCAGCTACTGACGGTGAGTTGGCGAAACGCTTAGGCGTCTCAAAACAGGCGATGTCGAGCTACAGAAAAGGGGTCCGCCTGCCGGATCCCGTAGTTTCCGCAACAATCGCCGGACTCTCGGGAATTCCGCTGGCGCGAGTGCTAGGCATCGTAGGCGAGGCGCGAGCAATCAGCTCTGATGAGAAGGCGGTATGGCGGAAGCTGGCCGCTACGGCGATGGCGCTAGTTGTAGGGGTCGGGATCGCCTCCCCCGCCAGCGTGCAGGCAGCGGAAAAGGGCATGCAATCGTCCACGCTTTATACATTATGCGAAATGGATGATGGGCCGACTCCGATGGGTCTGGCTCTGGATCTCTTCTCACCTACCATCCCGGCCTCCTAAGGATTCGGGGGAAATTGAGGCATGAGCGACACCTACAACCTGGACAGCCGTCCACCATGCTGGGAACCGGGAACGCAATGCCCGAACAGCTGCGCCAGCGACTACTACCGGCGCGTGATCGACAACCACGTCGCCCTAACAGGTCCATGGGCTGGTTGGCGACTGGCAGGACGAGATCTGGTCGCCCCAAGCGGCGAAAGGATCCCAGAACGCAGACTGCGCGGCCTGCTGTGGCACGCCAATGCTGCTGATTTACGTGACGCGACACGTAAAAGGAACGCTGCACGAAAAGCCCGTCAGCAATCGTTGGTCAAGGTCGTTGTCGTGGACCTGGGCGAATGGCGAGAACGCCACTTCGGAACCAGCGCAGGATAAAGGCGCATCCGTAGGGGCTATCTGCCCCTACACCCCGGCTACAATCCGTGCAGGACGAAATCTGGGGGATTCATGGATCGAGAAGAACCAAAACTTGGGAAAAAGGTCGAAATAACCGATCTGGAATTCAGGCCTCGAAGCTACAGGGGGCCGACTCGCCGACCAGAGAACGACTCAGCCGTGTGGTTGAAGGTAGCAATCTGCGCTGCAGCCTTGGTTCTAATTGCCATGGGATTGATCGAGTGGAACGCGCGACGTCAGGCAGCGGCAATGACAGCTGAACTCACTCGACCGATGACAGCAAAGGAAGAGGCTCGCTTTAAGGCAGAGATGGATCGCTGGGAAGCTGAAACGCAGGAAGAAACGGCAAGGGAGCTAGCTGAGCTTCAAAGACACATATGGGTAGACCCGGAGCCCCGATATGCACCTAGAGCCCCCTTACTTCAGGGACAACGTTGCATCCAAGGTCGACGGTTTGAGCGAATCGAAGGCGGTTGGCGAGATCTGCCAAACGAACCTTGTTGATTTTGTGACGAATCACTTAAAGGGTGGTTGTCGGCGGTGTGTAGCCGCTGATCGTCTTGGCCGGATTGGCCGGGAACACGTCAGCACGCTGACCCGACTGATAGCCAACAAACGCACCTGGTGATCGAGATCCCGCGGGAGAAATCGCACCGGAAGCAACCGGCTCGGCTCTGGCCTGCTGGTGATCGCGACGCTGACTGTACGGGTTATATGGCTCACCACGCCGTGCAATATGGCGACACGCGTGGATCTCCAACTCGTAATAGCTACCCTGCTCTGTCAGGCAGGTGCAAGTGTGATCAATGTGCCTACCACCAGCATCGGGGCCGGGATTGCTAGACATACAAAACAAGCGGGGATCAACAGTCACACTACGCTCATCAAAAACAGGTGCCGTCCAAGGCATTGCTTCGAAACGCGGCGTATGAGCCTTTACATAGTCCAAATCACTGGAATAACGAACCTCTGGCCGCGAGCTGTTGCCGGGTAGCAACCCTGCCGCAGCGGACCCAGTCGCTTGCGCGCCCGTGACCGCCGCGGCCGTGCTGCCACTGGCGTCTTTACCCCCGCCGAAAAGGTTCTTGCCATTCCAGATCGCGTAACCAACGAGGCTGGCCGCGATGATGGCCAACACGATGCCGCGCTTCGCCTTTGATGAAAGCGTGCGCTTAACCGTGTGCACCTCGGCGCTCTTATAGAGCCCATAGCATTCCTTCGGAAATGCCCACGACTCATGATCCTCAGCAAGCAATGCCTTCTCGCTGCGCACGTTGTCCATCACGCGTGACCGGCGATAGACCGTCGCAAGCTCTTTGCCGTTCTGCCTGACCAAATGCTCATGAAGGCCAACGAGAGCACGAATATTCGCGTGTATCAGCAATGGCGACTGTGTAAGCAAGATAAGACGAATGCCTGCGTGCCTGATCGTCTCCATCGCCTGAATGTATGACGGAACCGCTCCAGAAGACGCACGAAAAAACCCCTGCGCCTCATCGACTACAAGCACAGAACCGGCCTCCAACTGCTCCCATTTCTTGGGATCTTCAAAATCTGTAACCCCATCAATGTTCAAGCCATTGACGTTGGAAGCAAAGACCACCTCCCCTGCCCTGATCGCTTGCTGCATGTACCAAACGGCGCGCAACGTCTTCCCGTTACCCGGAACACCGGTAATCAGCGTGATGCTTGCAACGTCAGCAATCGAACTCATTGTTCCTTCTTCCCGAAAAAGATCTTCCTCGCCGTGATCAACGTGATGCCAGAGACACAAATTGACACTGCTTCCTTGATGCCAACAGCACCAAACCAGCAATTGAACTCAGGCGGCATGGCACCCATAGCCTGGGTGATGGCGTCCAACGCGGGCTGCACAAGCATCCGGTCAGTTGCCAACACAATACCCAAGCGGCCAAGGAATCCGGCCACCATGATCACGCCCTTCACCGCGAAGAACCGCATGATCCACGGGCCGAGAATCGCAAGCAATTCAGCAATTACAACAGGCATGTTCTTACCCCAGCTTAGACGCTACCCAGAGATACGCACCGGCAATCATCAGCCAGTGAATAATCGAAACGATGCGCCAAAACTGAGGCGGCATAGACACAACCTCACCACCAATGGTGAAGCTCAGATCACACGTTCCACCGCCGCCACCGAACATGCCGCTATCGAGATCCCCTGTGCCAAAGTCTCGATCAGCCCATATACCCGCAGGGTCTACATTCCCGTGTCCATCATCCTGTCCGAGCGCACGTAGTGCATTCACCTCTGCCTGCTTCATGGCAGTTAGGTGGTCTTTGATTCCCGTCTCGCCCTCCCCGCTCTCGCCGCTTTTGGAAGCGAGCTTTTCTAACGCACACGCACTGCGCCACTGCATAACAAGCTGCTGATACTCCATGGGCTTGCAGCCCTCGCCAGTACAAACCGGGATGCTGCTGCATGCTCCCCCTGCGATATTTGCTGCCTTACGCGTGTTGCATTCGATTCGCCATTGAATTCTGGCTTGACCACACATGATCGGATCACCAGAACAACTTGGCGGCACGTTGCAGTTATCGCCACCGGAGAACTGCTTTCCATCCTCATTGTTCTTAGGATCATCCGGATCCTGATCGGAATCAGGAATACCATCATTGTTAGCATCGATTTTGCAGGTGCCGTCCTTGCCTTTAGCCATCCCGGTACCGCACTTGCTCTTATCAGTCTCATCATCTTGCTTGCACATGCCGTCAGGGCCACGAATGGTTCCCGCAGCGCAGTCCTCATCCTTCTTCACGCAGACGCCGGAAGAGTTCAGGACATGCGTAATAGGGCATTCGTCGTTGCTTGCGCACTTGCCGTCAGGCTTGGCCGACTGACCTGCTGGGCATTCGGTATTAATTGGCTGACAAACGCCAAGGTAACCATTCCAAACCCACGTCGGCGGCGTCGATCCGCCACCATTCTTTGCATTACATTCGTCTTTTCCGTTGTCTGGGTTGCACGTCGCTCCTGTGTAGTTCGCCATGGTAGTTTCCTTACCAGTCGAATCTGCCCCCATCCATGTGTACTTCGCTTCGCAACCGCCATTGCAACGAGTAGACCCACCGGGCGGAAGAAATAACGTTGACTGTGCTGGGCGTTTATCACAGGTATCGGCTTTGCCGAAGTAGAAAATGCCACCGCCAATACACGGCGAACCACCGCTTGCGACGGTTCGGCAAAAATAACTAGAAATGGTTGCGGTGTAAGGCGAAACAGTAACGCAGCTGCCAGTTCTGATGCCTGCACCCTGATCATGTTTCTTCTGAGCCTGCATCGATGCGTAGCAAGCAGCAACCGCAGAACCTTGGTCAGGGTAAAGCGGCGTTTGCGCCCTGGCACTACCAATGCCCAAGAAAGCCAGCACACCTGCAACTATCACCACGGCGAGACGTCGAGCAAGTGCACTGGCGAAGATGCGAACCATCCAGTTCATCAATCCCACCCGTTCGCGCACACGTGCGACGCCATGAGGAACCACAGCAAGATAAGTGCGCCATTCAACTCATGAAAGCTGGTCCCAATGTCCATAACGTCCCCTCAAAAGAACCCCCGGCGAACCGGGGGCGTTAAGCACAACCTGCGCCGTATTAACGCGGCTTCAGGACACCGGTTGCCTTCAGCGTCCAGTACACAACGATCATTGCCATGAGGGCGATCAGCGCCTCATCCTTGTAACCTTCCACCAGCGTTTTCACGGTGGTGCCGATGCTGGTATCCTGGGCAAACGCCATCGGCGCGGTGGACACCGCAACCATCGCAACGCCCAACTTGGCACGGGCGCTCTGTGCTACCTGCTTGAACTTCTGCTTGTCGATCTTCATGGTCATAACCCCTTCGGTGGTTTGAGGAACAGAATCGCTGCCCTCAGAGTGAGCAGGCTTACGAAAAAAGCCCCTCCAACTTCCACGGCCTGCTCTGTCGTGGGGAGGTATTGGGTAAAGCCCTGCTCTATCCACGCTTGTTGGGCGCAGCTGCCATCCTCAGCAGGGGTTGGGTCAATGCATGTCAGGACGCGCGCCACTTCGCCCTCCCCCACCTAACCGCCGACTCAGCAAGCGAAGCAGCAAGTGCACCGGCGGCAAATCCAAACGCCAGAACAAACCAAGGATTCGTGGTGTAGAGGGCGACTGACATCGCTTAGGCCTTCGGCGCTGCCGGAACCGGCTTGTCGTCGGCAAGCGGCACCAGCTTCACATCGCGGCCGATCTTCAAACGCTCGTATTCGTCGGTGACGAAGCTGGACTGATCGAACGTGTACATGCCTGGGCGATACGGATGCTCACCGGCCTGCAGGGAGATTTTGAACGGCTTCGGGAAGCCGCCATTCGAATCAATGATTGCCGCCGTTTGCTCATTGAACTCCATAGCAGCGCGCTCACCGCGAGCGGGAATCTTCTTGACCAACACCTTGTCCGAGAGAATTTGAATCTTCATAGCTCTATCACCTTCCACGCGATTGTCCGGCCACCAAAAATGGTTACTCGCCACGGTGAGGGCCAGAATTCACCGGTGAGTTTGTCGAACCACCCGCCAAGCGCTTTGCGAATGTCGGCAGCAGTGCCGAGGATCTCGCGTGCTGAGACGGGTGCTTTCCAGTAGCGCAGTTCGCGCTTGGATTCTTGATTCAGGCCACCGCAGCCATGCGTGCGGAAACCTTTAGGAAATTGACCAGCGACAAGGCTGGTGAACTTGCTCGCGTACTTGGCAAGGTAGCCAACGGCGTTGCGGGCCTTCTGAATATTGCTGCTGCCATGCGGCCACCAACCAAGCTGATCAACCTTGTGGAAATACATGCCACGAGGAATCCATATCAGGATGTGATAGTGGGGGATGCCGCGTTGGGTGAGCTCTCCAACCCATAGGTAACGGAAAACTTGACCCGCAAACCGTTTGGCGCGGGATCGAGTGACATTGAAGTAGCGCCGCATCGCTCGCAGAAGATCGCTAATGTCACGAGGGCCGCTATTGCGTCCGTCTCTGTAGGTGAGGGTGAGCATGTACCACGCCCCCCGGAAACCCGTTGCTTTCGCTTCGTCATCGTGAAGTCTCGCGGACGTAATGACAGACTTTTTCAACCGCTGCGCCCGAGCCAGCAGAGGGTCTATTTCGATGGATACGCGACCTGTCTTCGGCGCGTCGTGACCACTTGTTTTATAAGGGACAAGCCCAAGGGCCAGCGCTTCGCGCTGGCCCTCTGGACTCAATGCAACCGGACCCGCTGCGTAGTACTCAGCAAGAGACGCAGACCCATTGCGCTTGGCCTTGTGGATGCGCTCAGAGGCTTCCTCAGTGCGGTACTGCATGCCACGCATGTGGCCCACAGACGCGTCGAACTCATCAAGCGCAGTGCGCGGCTTATGCGCTGCCACGTTGGCATCAATAGTTGTGCGGAGACGCGTAGAGCACGCCTCACACATATCAGCGCTATGCAGCTTGCGAGGCTTGCCGCAAACGCCGCAGAACGTGGCGTGGTAGCGATAGGGTTCAGCGTCAGCCACGGCGAGCCTCACGAACTGCACGAAGGCGGCGACGACGGAGGCGAAGAAGCACGCGCACCGAATAAGCAATCCGACACCAATCACGATCGATTAGCCACCAAACGAGCGGGCCGAAAATGCAAAGAATGGCAATCACCGACATCAGCGAATTCCAATCGCTAGCGGTGATGACGTAGCAGGAGGGGTCAGCCACGGCGCACCCACCGGAAGAAGTGAAAGGCAGCGACGAACGCCAAAGGAACGAGGACGATCACTGGCTCACCTCCGCCCTGGACACGGCTAGGAGGCGAGCGGCGCGGTACGCGGAATCAACACGCGAATCCCGGCGATCAAGAAACCATGCGATCAGCAGGACAGCTCCGCGACCGAGGCAGAAGCTGCACACGGCGCAGAGAACGTAGAAGGCGCCGATCACTTCTGCACCTTCCCGCAGGATGGGCAGCGATTGCCTGCAAAGATCCGAGCCGAGCACCGGTCGCAGCAGAGGTAACGGTTGTAAGGAACACCCCAACGCCACTGTGCGGGCGGCTGCTTACTCTGCGGCTTCGACATAACCCCTCCCCTACCCCCTAGCCCCTAGAAGCCCGCTCCCGGCTCTAGGGGAGACCGGGGCGGAGTATTCCCTGTGGAATACAAGGCCGAAGTATCCTGACGGGGAAACGAAAGTCAACCCACGGGAATACACATGGAAACCATCGCTGACCTGATCGAAGCGGCACGCAAGCGAACTGGCGCCACCTACACGGATATCAGCGAACGCTTGGATCGCTCCAAACAGCTGATAACGAACTGGAAATCAGGGAAAAAGGTGCCGACAGATGGTGACGTGCTGGCACTGGCAAGGATGGCCGGAGAGAACGCGGACAAATGGCTCGCGATAGCTCAAGCAGCGCGAACTGAGGGCGAAGCTAAGACGCGCTGGGAGCAGATTGCGCAAAAGCTTGGCGCAGTTGCGATGGCCCTAGTGATGGGGGTCGGCCTCGCCTCCCCTGCGCACGTACAGGCGGCAGAAGCAGGTGCTTCAGCGGCACCGTCTATACATTATGCGAAATAATGTAATTGCTTACGCTGCAGCACGGATCCGCTCGATCTGGTTCTGGATCACATCTCACCTACCATCCCGGCCTCCTAAGGATTCGGGAGAAATTGAGCCATGAGCGGCAGCTACAACATCGACCGTAAGCCACCATGCTGGCCGAGTGGCGAACAATGCCCAAATGCGTGTGCGTCTGCGCACCACCGGCACGTTATTGAGAACCACGTCGAGCTCCACGGCCCTTGGGCTGGTTGGCGACTGGCTGGCCACGACCTGGTGGCACCGTCCGGCGAAGGTATCCCAGAGCGCCGGCTGCGGGGCCTGCTTTGGCGTGCTGATGCCTCCGATTTACGCGACGCGACACGTAAACGGAACGCTGCACGAAAAGTGCGTCAGCAGTCGTTGGTCGCGGGAACGCCACTTCGGAACGCGGGCTAGGTAACGGCGTCAACGCAGGGGCAACACCTCTGCGCGCCCTATTTGCAAGCGTTATGGACGGCGTTGTCATAGGCACTGGAAAGAGCAAAAGAGCGCCTAGTGCCTGCTGCGTTGTAGACAACATCTCGTTGCCGCTTGGCACTCTCGCAAGCGTAGCTCGAACCCGTAGTGCGGATCGTCGCTCCTGTAGCGCGACCACCACCGCCTCCGCCAACAGAAGCAACGTTCGGGCAGCTGTGCTGCAGCAACTTCAGGATCCATCTGGGCAAGCCGAGCCCGTACATACGGGTTGTCTTAATCCGGTACAGCCTCCCAAGTCTTGACTGCTGGACCGTTCGCGCAAGGATGGGACTGGTAAGAATCCGGCTTTCTACGCTCGACGCACTTGTAGACCCGTTGGGCACCCGCGCTGCCAGACAGCGCCAGCAGACTAGCTACAAGAATCCCCTGTACATCCCGGCTCCCTGCTGGACATGAGCCAAAATCATACAAATAGATGGCTGGCTAAATTTAGTGACGAATCACGTAAATAGTGCCAACAGGCCGATGTGGGCAATGTAGAAGCCGTAGAAGGCCCGGCGCGTCCTGGGCACACGCAGATCCAAACGCAGCTGCACCCAGCCAGAAATGGCTATCAACGCGCATGGTGGCGAACGCCACTATCGCTGGCATGTTCTACCAATGTCGATTCCGTCTCGATACTTCAATAGAAAAATATCGATCCCACTTGGCTTGACTGGCTGGCTTTGGTTATTTCTGTTCTCAGTTGGAGTGAGTCGGTCGCGCAAATGTTCGCGAAACTCATTGACGCGAGGAGCGCGTTGATCAGCTGCAAAATACGTAAGGATAGATAGATACTCCGATCCATTTATTAACGTTAACACCGGAACTCCTTTGCAATTGAACTGAAGCGACTGGGATGAAGAGTCACCTGCTATTAGCTCAATGCCATCGCGGCCGACGGCTTGCTCAAGTGATATGGCCTCAGCACGAACGTTGCGAAACTCGCTGGGTGCCAATGGCATGAATGTTTCATGCCGCGCTTCGAACGTTGCCGGAGAACAAGCCCAAAAAGCTACAGCTAAAACTGCGATCATTGCAAATCCAACTGAAAGAGTTTTCATTTCAACTCCCTGAGCTGCCCTGAGCTTATCTTTGATGCGCCAGTTATGTTCATCTGCCAAGCTCCAAAGTACAGGTAGCCAATGACATAATTAGTTAGCATGGCAGAAGTGTTTATACTGTAGCCAAACCCATATGTTTGCAGGTTGACGGCCCCGTTGCCCTGGTAAAGCCTGCTGACCACTGAGCCAGCATGAAAGGCATGCGAGGACGTAGTGCTGTTAATCATGTAATTCGCGCTGCTCACCCACACCGCGCAGCAACAGCAAGATCCCGCAAACGCCCTCCCCCGCCCTACGTTACGCTCCCACCCAGTCACTGGTACGGAACAGGCGTCATGGGTGCGGCACGCAAGGCCTTGTGGTACATCGAAAGCCATTTTGCCGAGAACCCCTCGCTGGCCCAGATCGCCGAGGCGGTCGAACTCTCGCCGTTCCACCTCTCCCGCCTGTTCCAGGTCACTACCGGGACCTCGATGGCGCGCTACCTTCGT